AATACTGCAAATACGGCTGCTACTTTTGTAAACACACCAGCCACCATATATAATATAGGAACTAATGCATATAGTTTAAATACATCTTTGGCATTTTCGATGTCTTTTGACAACCAGAAAACCTCATCTAATAATAATCCAACACCAACAAGGCAAACTATAAGATTCGGGATCATTAATCCGGTTTGTGACCAATCTCCAATTCTTGCCATTGATGCTAATGCTATTCCTATTACTGCGATTACATCCCCAACAGAAATAATAAATTTCGCAAATGCCGCCATCGTCATCGGACTCATTTTACTATCGGAACTACGGGTAACTAAGAACGATAACTCCATTAAAAGAGCAAACACCATCCCTAATACACCTATAAGTGTGGGTATGGCAAGCCCCATATTATCCCAATTTACTAATGATAATATACCAAATGTTGCCGCTATTGCTATAAACAATCCTCCTATAGCATTCAGTGATACATTAAATGCCAGCATTGCTGCAATATCATACCAATTTGAGGCGTTCGCCGATCGTTTAATATACTCCATTAGCAATACAACAACGGTCATTATACCTATAAGAGCTGTCGCCGTTCCATATACATTGGAATAACTTAGCCTGTCTAGCATTGTAAATGTTATTCCAATACTTATAAACAATGCTGAAATGTTAGACAATATCGACGCCATACTAGCTATTGCTGCTGAGCTAAGTACTTTATCTAAAGTTGATGCACTTTCTACCGTATTATGTACCCATAATATAAGCATAAATACCGTTCCTAGCGCTGAAATCATATATGGGATGCCATCTGTAAGATTGCCCCAATTAATTTCAGCTAATTTTCCTAATGTATATGCAATTGTTAAGAACAGAGCAGATATGCTTAATATAATTCCTATAATAGCCGCCCTGTTAAAGGCCCCCGCTATCATCGAGAAATTATCTTGTATTTCGCTAACCATCGATGGAATTGCCCCTACGGTATTAAATAATTTCTTTATTTTAAGAATAAGAAGTATAATCGCTCCTATTGTTATTATAGCAACCAAAACTATCTTTGGATCCAAATTCTTAAGATAACTAATTGCAATCGATATGCCTTCATAAATAGTTTTTACTTTTTCAAATATCGATGTCCCGATCTCTTTAAGTTTTACAATTGCTGCCGATCCTACGGTTACAATAATAGAAACCGCATTAAACAATATTTGTAATCCTTTTATTACACCAGATGCTACAATTGCCCCCGCGGCTTTTACGAATTCATTTATTGTCGGAGACATATCAATCATTATCTTAGAAACATAACCTAGTAAATATACAACTATTTGGAACCCATTCCACAATAGATCGAACACTGGTTTTAATGCTACGGCTAACGTTTTAACTATGTTGATGAAGTTCTTTATAAAAGTAAATATACTTACTAATACATTTTCAACAGCTACTGCGTTGTCACCATAAAGTTGTAAGCTTTCGGTAACTTCTCTAAATGATCTCCCAAGCGAATCTATATTAGGAGTTAAAACCCCGACCTTTTGAAGAGCAACTATAATCGGTCGAATATAGGACCATATATTTATTACTATGTTCTGTAATCCGATTACAAAATCTTCATTCTTTAATAACATAGAAAGATTTATCCCCAATGTATCTGTGATGTTTGTCCATCCAGCGACCAATGGATCTAATGCGACATTAACCGCGTTTATAGCATCCTTCATATCGTTAAATATATTTTTAAGATTTTCATAAACTGGATCCGCAAATTTAACACCAATTCTTGAAAGAGCTGCATTCATGTTAGACAAAGCGCCTTGAAAGGTACTATTTGCTTCCTTGGCGTGATCACCAAATGCCCAACTCATTGCTGCGGCAAAGTCATTAAAGCTAACTTTACCCTTACTTACCATATCTCGAACTTCCGCTTCTGTTATATTAGTCATTCCGCGAACTTCTTGATAATATTTTGCTAAATGAGCCGCCGTTGCCATACCATAGCTAGAAAGCTGGGTAAGCTGCATTCCCATTAGTCTACCATTACTCGCAACTGTTGTGAATATTTGACCGATGTTTTCATAAGATGAATTTGTCATGGCCGCTACACCAGCAATACCTTGGAGAATGGTTTTCATTCCATCTCCAGTCTCTACACCAGATGCTAGTAACTGGGACGCTACTTTGGCGGCTTCATCAAGACCATAAGCGGTATCTGTTACAGCATAATTGACGTCATCATAAACTTTTTCCCATGATTCACCTAGTCCTTCTATCTGGAATTTTGCTTGCTCAATGTTTTGTGATCTACGTTTACCTCCAGATATAATCTGACCGAATAATGCATTTGAAATTTTCTTACCGAAGTCCAACGCATAATTTGTTATTCTTTGCATTACTGTGAAACCTACGACAGTTAACGCATCAAACTCTATTTTGACTTTTTCTACGGCACCACTAACACCAGTCATGGACCTACAAAGTTCTTCTGATTCGTCAGATATTCGAGCCATTCCACGTGTAGCACTCTTTAATTGGAGGCTGGACTCTAATTTGTCCAAGGATTTTATAGTATCTTGTACACCAGATTCAAACTGGCTGTTGTCAAATTGCATTTGTACTATTCTAGTGTCTGTAGAACTCATGCATCCTGTACCTCCTTCCAAATAGCATCGGCCATATCGTCAAAAATTGGTTGTATTGCTGGGTTTACAAAATCATACCCCTCAACCCATCCTCCATTTCTTGTACCGTGACCATATTGTATTAGCACGACAATCGGTGTGCCGTCAACTGTAATATTATCATTATTAAAAGTTATAGATGTATGATCAGATGTTATATCAATATCATATGTCCAAGAATCTACAGTCTTTCCACTATCTATAGGTGTAGATTCTACTAATGCTATAATTCCCATTTTTGCATAGTGCTCTACTTTGGAATAATATAGTCTAGAAGAGATAAACCTTAAAAATTTCCATGTCTTCTTAAGATTGCCTTTTGTCTTAAAAGTTATTACATCTTTCATACCTTCGAAATATAATTGGAATAAACCCAACTCCCATTATCTAACTGAGCCCATCCATGTTCAAGCTTCTTAACTTCGATCTTTGTGCCATTCTTAAGCTGACCAACAGACTTGTAAGTTGTTCCGGGGCCAGTTCTAACGTTCAAGAATGTTTTAACGTTAACAACCTTATAAGAAGTAGTTGTCTTTGCGTCCTTCAGCTTAACATTAACGGCATCCTGGATTTCCTTATAATCATAGCCCGCAGATTCAAGCTTTGACTTTCTTGCAGAGCCATTGTCCCAAAGACCAGCAATTACCTCATCAACAATCTGGTCTTTTGTCTTTCCATTTTGAGAATTTGCCTTTGTTGCAGAGCCCTCGTTAAGATTGATTGCTGTATGGCCGGAATCCTTACTATTATACAAAAGGATGTCTCCAGGAAGAAGATACTTATCAGAAGAAAGATACTTCTTTGCGGTAAGAACTTCGAATCCAGCAGTCTTAAGCTGCGCTTCTTCGTTTCTCGTTGTTATGTTAGCTGGAATGTCCTTAAGCTTCTTGATGTCAAGAACATGGCCAACCGACTTAACAATGCTTCCAACGCCAGATGAGCAATCTGCTTCACACTTTGTCGTGATCTTTCTAGGATCATAATCTGACTTCTGAAGCTGCGTCCAGAATGTCATCCTCTCCCACTGATCATAGCCAATATTGTTGTTGTCGGCTGCTGCTCTGGCATATTCCGCGATCTTTTCCCTTACTTCGGCATCTGGATGACGAAGAACAGCTGTCCAAGGCCTAGAATACCAAGTCCTTATCGTCCATTCTCCGCCAGTCTGATCTCCAGCTTTTCCACTGTTATACTTTCCATTTTCATCATGTCCGCAATTCGAGATCATTCAAACCTCCTTTACCACAATATATTTATGGTTTATGATATTTAGCTCTATTCATAGCATTAACAGACCGATGCCTACTATAAAGATCTGATTTAGACATCTTTTTAGGAGGAGTATTCTTAATATTGCACACGTTTATTAGTGTAAGCAACCTATTAAGGTGCCATTTCTGACACTCCATCGGAATCTGAAGTGATATCATCCAATAATATATCAGCTCAGATGTTATAGCATCTTTCGGGCCACCTTTATTATTGTCATCTTTTATCTTTGTAGCTGTCATCGGGTCATTAATATATGAATCTATAATTTCAAATTGTTCGCTTGTCAATCCTCTAAATACATCATCGGCAATATTTTGTGTAATGCACATACATTTTATATAATCTAGCATTTCTAGATTCGTCTTGTTTTTTGTATTTAAAAAGGATTTTTTCCACTTTGATTCCCATTTTGAAACCGAGACTAAAGAATGCTCTAATTGTATAACGGTATCTTTTGTATATGAGAATTCATTCTTTACTTCATCATACATTTCTATCCCGGGAACTATTAATTTGAGCATTCATGGTCTCCTTTACTGATTGTTAATGGGCGTTACCCCGTTGGCCTTTCTTTCGGCCTCTAATTTCTTAGCCTTCTCTTCAAGATTCTGAGGAACTATACCGTTAATGAAATTAGCAGCTTCCTTTTCGTTTGTGGCGAGAAGCATAAACAATTCATTGTAAGCGTTAGTCTCCTTGAAGGCTTTTGTTATATCTTCGCCCTTCATAAAACGGCGACCATCGTCAGACTTAATACCATAAGAAGCAATGATTAACTCCTTAAACAATCTTATGATTTCCTTTTGATCTTTTGCCTTTGACACTCGCTCCACAAATGTCTGAAGATTTCCACCAAATTCAAGATTAAGATCAACGAGTTCTGACTCATTAAGATTGAAATAACAATCTTCTTCTCTATTTATTCCATTGTAGTCTGTGTACTTTATAGTCTTCTTGTACATAATATAGTTCTCCTTTTTTTTGCGTGTTTAGTATTAAAAATAAATGACCTTTCTCATTAGTTGCTGTTCGAGCTTTCACGGACTATCCCGAGGGTCATTTTGAATTTTTAATTAGCCTTGGCCGCCTTCGGTGTTAGTGTTCTCGGTCTCTTCTGTGGTTGTTGTTCCCTTAAGAAGTGCGATAATCTGATCAGGTGTAGGAAGCTCAGAATCGCTCTCTGTTGTTCCGAAAAGCTTATCCTCAACTGATTTAAGAAGCGCCTTCTCTTCGTCAGTTACAAACTTTGTAGAATCAATCTCAAAGTATGATGTTGGCTTGTATCCGGTCACATTTACAGGGGTTGTCTGTACTTCCCAGCTATTCGTATTCGCCTCGGGACTATCACTAATTGTCTGGTAAGATCTCTCAGAAGGGGACGCCTTACAGTTGTAAATGATGTGGATCTTGTATCCGTAATCCTCATTAAGAGTATCGTTACCAATCTTTGACCTATAAACAAATCCAAATGCTCTTCTCTGCTGCTGTCCAATCTTAAGACCCTTTACAGGTGCAGCGGTTCCATCGCAAATATCGAACTCCTCTGGAGAATAAAATGCTTCGATAGTAAAACCGAAATCTTCCTTAGAAATAAGATCGAGATACTTAATGTTATCTGCATACTGAGCGTTTGACTCAGCTCCAGAGGGATTCTGCTGAACGGATGTAATACCGCTCCAAGCAACACCCTTATTATAAGCACCATTTGTATTTTGTGTAAATAATACACCATGGTCCACGCCAGTTTCGTACAGACGAGTTCCGACTTCGTCCCATATAAGTAATGCCATATGGATTTCCTCCTTAATAGTATAATATAAAGTCATCGTGATGCAGAGAATCTGCAACATAATGTCTGTTAAATCTGATCATTGGGAACCCCATCACAAGAGGTCTGAAATAAATGCTATCCGGATCCCTGTCTATAAGTTTCACAGAATAGGATGTTCTGTGAGTATAAGGCATGTTATTGGCAAATCTAGTTATACCACTATTTCGAGACACTCTTATGCATGGATATTTCATTTGTACTGATTGTGGAGGATCTATATAAATATATGGAATATTAGTAACCGCTATGATTCTATTCCGGATATCATCCATCGGTCTTTGTTCTTCCATTATAGACACCTCCCAGTGTTAATATAATGTTCGGATAGTTAAGTTTAACGCTATTAACAGACCACTCAGCGCCCATATACCTAACATATCTAATATTACTAAAATTCTTTAAGGCAAATGCATCAGCTTTTACTGAAATTTCGTCTGATGTTGTCAAGTCTTGATTTGTGTTATCTGTTTGTTGATGCCTAAACATAAAATTTTTTACATCAACAATCTTGTTTACCTCACAAATTTCTTCGGGTGCCCAGACACCAGGTCTACTTTCTACTTGCCTTGCATAGCCTAATGTCACTGATTGCAATGCCATTTTGAATTTACCTCTTATTTATTAACCTTCACCATTATTGGAATCCTCTGTAGAATCTCCAGAAGATGCAGTATGCTCAAGTACAATAGCAGAGAAAGGCTTAATAAGAGCCCCGGAGAATCTAGTCTCAATAAGATACAGGTTCTGATTATACCTAATATCGAAATCATCAAACAGGTTTACCTGGCCGCCATTATCAGCACCAACGTTATAATCTTTAAGATTAATAAAGATTGCATCAACTTGCTTGCCGTCCTTTATTAGGTTCTCCATTATGGGGACTGTTACAATACGGCTAGCACGAATCGCTGTTGCAAGCTCCTGCTCGGTCTTGTAAAGCTTGTGCCCCATCTTATCTTCAAGAAGAAGAAGTTCTGTAAGAACATCTTCTGTTGTAAACATAATGGGATTACCGGAACCCCTATACTCCTTACGAGCTCTTATAGCTTCATCAATGATATTCTTAGGGTTGGTAACATCAACGGTCTTCCTAATTGTGAACAGAGACGCATCGGACCAAATAGGCCTAATATGATCTTCAGAAATATGATCATCATCAGATGTAGATCTACCATCACCGACAAGTATTGCTCTGGCGCATTCCTCCTCAAGCATAGATCTCATCTCAGACTTAAGCCAAGCTACCTTATCGAAATCTGTGATGTCAAGCTGATCGTCACGATCCATTTTCTGGAACTTATATACGGTCTGAGGTGTTGTTGTCCTCTTAAGCAGAGTGAATACCTCTTCCTTCTTTCTCTTACCCTTAATATAACCTTTTGCCCTAGCCACATCCTCGGTTATATCGGCAAACTGTGTCTTAACTCTGGAGAAAGGGGTGCGATGTACACCACTCATAACAACAGAGACCCAATCATCGGGTCTCTTAATAAACTCTGGACTTCCATTAAGCTCTCTTGCCTCTGGGAAAAGGAAAGAAGGATCGTTAACAAAATATGTCTGATCACCCTCAGATCTTTCAATACCATGATCGGAATCATCGTGGCAAAGAGTAGATACCTTCTCTTCATAAACTTCCTTAAGAGACCCCTTGCCCTTCTGTGCATCACTAAAAATTTCCTTAATATCGGAATGGGAAAGGTAGCTTCTTGCAACTGTTGTCTCATCGTCAAAAACATTCATCTTCATGTCTTCTTCTCCTTCTTCATAATCATAGTGTTTTACTTCGTCATCTTCGAGCTCTTCGTCGTCTGATGACTGCTGTCTTGCCTTTCTCTTAGCCATTTCAATAAGGAACCCTACAACAACTTTCTGTTCCTCATTAAGTGTTTTGACAACATCGTCGATTGTCTTCTTATCAAGAGAAGCCTCGTTATCCTCAGGCTCTTTATCCTCATGAGACAATTCATTTTTTGTGTCGGAATAATTCATATCGCTATCTCCTTGAACAATAATCGCATCGTATTCGATGTTATCATCAGAATCATAGTGCGCTAAGCATACCTCTTCTATTGTGGCCTTTTTATTTGCCCCGCTAAGAACTACACTAACTTCTTTTATCATTCCGTGCATAACCTGACGTGCCTTTTCTTTAAGGCCATCAGCAAATATTGAATACGCATTTACATCGCCGTGCCTTACAGCCTCTTTGATGTTCTTTCCATTTTCGGTGTCATTACAATAAGAATATCCATATACTCCTTCTGGACGATTCTCCAAAATGGTATATCCAAGAAGCTGTGAAGCATCTCTCTGCTGGTGCATATATACCATAGGAACTTTCATACCATCCTGATGCGCAAATGCATCTCTCTTGATAATACGCCCGTCTGAGCAAGGGACATCATTCTTTGTAACCCAACCACAAAAATCGTAGCCAACCGGCTTGCTCATTTTGATTTTTCTCCTTTCTTTTTGTTATCCATCCAATTCTTCATCGTACATTTCATTAGGATCCGAATTATCAAATGCGTCATCTGACTGTTCTTCCAACAGCTCTTCATCTAATAAAGTATCATCTTCTACTGCTGGATTATTCAGATTTGGATTCTTAAGTTCATCTGCAGAAGGATCATCTACTGGAGTATAACCTATTAGCTGTCGTACTTCGTTAGCAGTAAGTACTTGTGCTCTGGTCAACTTGTCAGCAAGGTCCGCGATTCTTTCTGTAGGCACTAATTTGAAAGGCTCTCTGAAAATTGTAAATGATTGGTTTTGAGATAAAGCCGTTTCCGTTAAGAACTTTCGCTTCATCTCATCAATAATGGCAGATAATATCGGCTCAATAGTTCTATTGTAGTAATTTAGCATTTCAACTTCACTTGCTGTCCCATTAAACACATTTTCAGTTAGTCCTAACTGGCTGTATAGCATGCTCGTTAAATACTGAATCTGTGATAAAAGGTTATTCTCAACAGATCTGTTTAATTGTGTTATCTTTTCTGTACCATCAGTATAAGCTATACCATAATTTGAATTTGATAATTGCTCCGCTATTTCGTTTCTACGTTTCTCTGCCTCTTTTTTTCTAGCCTCCGTTTTTACCACAAAAGGAAGCTGGATTATAAGATCAAGTCTGTTTGAACCTTTTTGTTCGTCAATGCTATCCAACAGACTTATCTTTCTTATTAACCGCTGCAATGTCGAATTAGGTTCATTCATTATTTCATACAGCGGATTATAAACTATCGATACGTATGATTTCGGAAGTAGAATATCTTTGTGCTGTCCAACTCGTTCATCATAAAGATCAACGAGAACACTTTGAGGATACCATTGTTTAATCTTCCCAACCCTTAACGAATATATATTATATGAATCTTCGTTTGGATTCTTATCGGTTTCAATAGGAACTATGGCAACTACTCCCTCATCAAGCATCGACATTACAACATCCTGTATAAATGCTCGACCAGTCTGATCAAGATTTGCAGATATTGTTAGGGCTTTGTTCAAGCTGTCGTCTATTGTTTCTATATATTTTGAATTTCCGTCAAGTCTTGAATGTACTATATTTATAGCAGCACAGTCAACGGATATTCTATTATATACGGATGATACTATTGACTGTCTTCCAACGACACTAGTCAATCTATTTCGACTGCTATCATTAAACCAATACCCCGTACCAGTATCTCGAATTCTTATTCTACCAGTAAATACATTCCAGGAATCTCTTATTCGTTCTCTTATAGATGCCATAAATTCCTCCGAATGTATTAAGGCCGCTTCTTATCATAACGGTTATTTGTATCGTCTACTATTTGATATATTGTATATGCTGTTGATAATCCAAATTTAACAATATCTCCATAATTCAATGACGCAATAGGATGACCTTTATATGTCAAATCAACATAATTATCCTGAAGAGGTGGTAAATCTGGGATCGTATCGATTATTGTCTTTGCAGCTTTTTCTCTTGCGGCAAGGCGTAATTCTTGTTTATTTAATATCGATGCTATCTTATCTTGATTTTTTTGAAGAGCCGCTTTGTCAGCCATTAAACTTTTCTTTTTTGCTTTTATAGCTTTAATGTCTTTTAAATCTGTGTTCCATTTAATTTTTGTAGCGTCGATTTCCTTTTGCTTTGCATCTATCGCTGATTTTTGTTTATCTAAACGGTCTCTTGTTCTTTTAATATCTTCCCGTTGGCGGACATTTTTAAATTCTCCACGTTTATTAGCCAATGTTTGACCATAATCTGCACCGTGTTTACTATTAAAATTTATACCAGTGTCATTTCTTATTTGTTTTACTCTATCCATTTTTGCTTTTCTTAATTTAGCTTTTTCTTCTGGCGTAAGGTGTCGTCTTCTTCTAATACCGCCAACACGATAATCATCTTTTCTGTGACCCCACCGCATCCCTAATACGCCATAATGCTTTAAGTAATATCTATCATTACAGGAGTAAAAAGTATTGGACATGTTTTCTCCTTTCTTAGATTTTTATTTTATAAAGCTCATAGAACAACTAACTATATCTATCCATAAATACACAAGTGGAAGGATTACTCGAAGTCATCCTTATGAGCTTTATAAGCAACGTAAGCGTCGAGCATGGCTGCAACATTATCTATCTTCTCCTCTCGACGTTTTTTACATAATTTCCTATTACCATTTGTATCTTCTATAGCTATTGCGTTTCCCATTGCAAAACTCATTAGCTCTTGATCAAAAATAAGCATTCTTTCTTCAGATAGTTTCTTTAGTTCTCCAAGAGGAACTGTTTCTGTTTTTGCACCCTGAATTACTTTTTCTATAGCATATGGTCCGTTTTCACGTTCCCAACGTTCTATAAATTCTCTAGCATTATAAGGGTCGTACCCAACAGATCGTATGTCAAGATGATTATCTATAATATATTGATCCAGATCATCATAAACACGCATCATGTCCAAAACAGTTCCGTCCATTACTACTAAACTATCTTCATTTATAAAATGATTATACTTTTCTCTCATTGCCAACAATAATCTATCATATGTTAACGACGATATATAGCTTCTTGTTTTTATACCAAAAGACCCATTTGGCAACGGAAACATAAATGTAAACGCACAGAAATCATCCCCTTGTGACATGTCCATTCCGAGAGAACATGGCATTCCCCAAAAATCAGCATGCTCATGTGGGAGCGTTTCCTCATATGGAAAGAAGTATGCCGTTCCTTCCATAGGAATATTAAATCGTTTTGCTAAAATATCATTTCTGGCACCAGGGGCTTTCTCAGCTCGTTCGACGTCTAACATGTATGTCTCGTAACTAACTGTTACACCTATATTAGGATTCGCTTTTATCCACATATCTGGATTGCTTACTTCCTTTATATCGTCAAGTTTATAATACCATATGGATACATGTGGCGCCTCATAATCCCCACGTAAAATTGACATCAATTCCATTTTTATGGAGTCACCAATACCATTTCTAATAGTTCCTTCTGAACTTACAGCAAGGATAATGTAATCATCGTTTTTGGAAGCGCCCTGCTCTATTGGCCCTATGATATCATCTTTTATATCGCATGATAACCATTCGTCTATTGTAGCCATATTTCCTCGATATCCCTGAACTTTTTCTGTAGTCATCGGAACTACTCTAAGAACTGACCCAGTTAAAAAATTTTCAATACCATTTTTTGTTGATGAGAGCTTTTGTCGATTCGCTTTTGATCCAGTTGTGTTTTGTAGGGATCCTTCTGTCATGAATCTAAACAATGGTCCTCGAGATCGTATTATTGACGTTCGTATTGGAGCCATTACTTCATCAGCTTGTCTCATTGTTGGTGCTAAGGTTATCTGGTCTGTTGTTTTTGTGTTAATTGTTAACCAATAAGCTTGTATGTATGCTTCATACATCGATTTAGCGGCACCTCTCGCAATTACTAAATACTGTTTATTTATTAACCGCTTTTTAACTACTCGTTTTATCTCGCATTTTAGCTTTTTACTATAAGACCTTACCTCAGTATAGTAATACCAACCAAACAGATCTTCTCCCCATAATTTAAAACTGTCAAGCAATGTTACATCCCTACCGTCGGCC